ATCATTGCAGACCAGTGTGACCTCTGAACCGGTATCACTCAATGTGATGCATTCGATCAGCCCGCCTACAAATTTCTGCATGGCTTCAAGGGTGTTGTCCAGATCAATCTCCTTTGGCAGCTCCATTGGCAGGAGCGCAAGGACTTTGATTTTTTCTTCTTTCATTGTGTGCCTCCAAATAAAAACAGGACAATCCAAATGGATTGTCCTGTAAAAAGTGAAAGGGAGCATCCGAAGATACTCCCCAGTAGATAATTATTTTTTTCTTACCATGCAACGTTTTTTGAAGAATGCGATGCCATAACAGAGGATGTCATCATAGTCATCCCGGAAGTCCGCTGCATACATCCGGTCATTGATTTGCTGAATGGCAGTATCGCAGGCATCCGGCAGAGCATCCAGAGTTTTGGCATACTTGGCTTCAAAAATTGCCACACGACCATTGCGGATATCCTTTACAATAACATCGCTGCGTCCTTCGCCATGCTCTTTGTTGGATTCCACCACATAGCCAGCACCAGTAAAGATGCCCGCAAGGAAAGCGTGGTAAAAATCCTCCCGGTAGTCGTGGTAGCTGATGGTCCTACGCAGCAGCTTGGTCATCTCTTTTGTCAGAGCTTCGTTGTTTCCGCTCCAGACTGCATCAAACAACGGGCTGCGGTTCCATGCCTTTGCACTGTCGTCAAACCATTTGCTTACAGTGGTTTCAAAAATTTCCCGAATCTCTGCATTGGGAATCATCAACGCAGAGCAGCCATCCGGCAGCGAATCCGTCAGATCCTTATCCCGCACCTTGGTCAGATAGCCTGTCAGATACAGCACACTCCAAAGATTTTCCTCAGAGGAGTGCAGATAATCGTAGGTCAGGTTTTCTTCAATATGCTGAACAATAGAGCCGCCAGCCATCAGCGTTTCGAGCTTCGTGGTGATATTGTCACCTGCATAGTCGATGAAAGAACGGATGATGGCGTTATCACTGGTGTTTTTCCAATAGCTTTTCGGTTTCTGTGCTACACCATATTGGAAATCCCGCAGGTAGCTGATAACATCCCACGGACAATAAATGTCTGCATCGCCAAAATGATAACCGTCGTACCATGCCTTGATTTCAGCAGACTGCGATTCAAGACCGGCATCTTTCAGCATTTGATCTACATCTGCCTGTGTGAAACCAAAGGATTCGCTCAACCGGGGAGAAAGAATCGTATCCGAGACAAAATTGTTCGTCCCGGTAAAAATGCTTTCTTTGGCAATTTTCAGGCAGCCAGTAACCACAGCAAAGTCAAGCGAAGTGTTGTCTTTGAGCGTGGTGCTCATCATAGCCCGCATCACGTCCAGCATCTGCGAATAATATCCGTTGCTGCTGGCTTTGGCAATGGGAACATCATACTCATCCAGGATGACGACCGCCGACTTTTTGAAATGGATTTCCAGCATCCGGGTCAACAGCAAAAAGCAGCTTTTGGTTTCATCCATGGATGCAGTGCGTCCCAGAATCCGCTTAAAGATGCCTTTGTCATCGTCGGAAATAGCATCGTCATCCAAAAGAAACTGATAATCCTGAAATGCAAATGCCAGTTTCATGCACAGCATTCCATAGGCACTTTCAAAGGTTAGACCGTCCGTGTCCTTGAAAGAGAAAAATACCACAGGACACTGGTTCATCCATTTTTGGCAAAGTTCTGTGTTTTGGGAAATCGCCAATCCCTCAAACATCTGCTTGCTGTCTTTGCGGATGTCAAGAAAATTTGCGAGAGTGCTCATACCGAGAGATTTTCCGAAACGGCGAGGACGAGTGATCAAGTTGACTTTAGGAATGCCGCCATCCAGAATCTCTGCAATCAGATTGGTCTTATCAATATAATAATATCCTTTGGTACGAATCTCTGAGAAATTTGAGATCCCAACAGGAAACTGCAAATCTGCCATGCAATGCTCCTTTCCGCTCACAGAGGAGAGCTTTCAGAACTCACTACTGTAAGTGTACCATGAAATATAGAATCATACAAGAATCAAGTGACATCGAAATAGAGCAGTTTTATTATGCTACGTTCAATCTGGTGGCTTTGTAGCAGTCTGCGCACATCCCCTCATGGGTGGCGGCAAACTCTGCCGCCTGCATGATGGAACCATCCTTCAGCTTGACCCTCTTGATGGGCTGGTTGCAGCGGGCGCAGATGCAGGGCACAGGCGGCTGTTCCTGCTTCTGGCTGGTGGATTTCGGCTTCGGCTGCTTTTGCGGTTCTGCCTCCGGCTGCGGTGCGGCATCTTCCGGTAAATCCTCTCCGGCATAAACGTACAGGCCCAGACCAAACATAGCAAGGTTCTTCACCAAGCACCGCATGATAGCCTTATTCACATCGAACATGGATGCTGCTTCTACGGTGCGCTCTTCCATGCCGACCTTTTCACGGCGGCGGGTCTGAGGATTGTAGTCCCATTTCGGGGTGGTATAGGTGTAAGGCACAGCTTTCATGGCTTTGTTTGCGCCATCCAGTACAGGCAGCCACATTTCGTGCGAAACGCCCTCAATCGTGACCGAGGTGTACACCATGAAGCCGGTTATGGGATCATAAACATAGGGCAGGCCGTTGAATTTCTTGACCTCATAGCTGGCAGAAGGATACAGCTTTTTCACCTCCGCCCAGGCATACGCCCAGCTTACATATTTCAGCTCGGTATTGCCAGACTTCTTGACTTCCAGATGATCTTTGAAGTCGATAGCAAATAATTTTACGAATGGATTTTCCATGATAGCATCCTTTCTGATAAAAACCCGGCGCAACAAATGAATTGCTGCGCCGGGTTTTGTATTGCTGTACTAAACAAAGTTAGAGAAACGGGCAATTTTGTATTGCCGTACTAAACAAAATTGGAAAAACAGGCAATTTTGTATGCCAGCAGACATACAAAAATTATGCTGCATGGATAATGGTAAACCTGCGGCTGCTTACATTTTTACTGTACCGATTAAAAATATCGGGCTGTTCTTTCTTCAAACGCTGGGAATCCACACGCTTGTTTTCGGAGGATACCCAGGATACCTTATAACCCGGTGCTGTGCCATAGGCAGCATCCTGCATTTGCAGCTTGACCTGTTGCTCGATAGCCGTTTTCTCCTGTTCCATCTGCTCGATTTGGGTGGAAAGCTCCTGTCGCTTATCCAACAAGTCGCGGATGGGATTTAGATCGGCAGTTTTGTTTCGATCATCTGCAGAGTACAGCTGATTGATCTGCTGTGTATCCCCCTCGCTTCCGGTAGGTACAGGTGGAATTTCGGGCATTACGTTGTATTTCCAGAAGTGTTCTTCCTTGGCAATGAGGTTGTTCAAAACAACCTTATCACTGATGATTTTATGAATTACCAGCTCTTTTCCAAAAATCAGAGCAGCAATGTACCAGCAGTCAAAACCGCTGACAGCCAGATAGTGATTGACCTGAGCCATGTAATGTGCAGGGATTTTGCCATCTGCCCACTTATCCGCAGAGAACGGTGAGACCGTTTTGCATTCCAGCCCGGCTTTCTGCCCAACGATCAGGCGGTCAAAGTCTGCCAGAAGCAGCGGATGTTCCTCGCTCTGGTAGATGGCATTTGCACGGCGTACCTTCAGACCGGTTGCTTCGGTGAAGCGCTGCGCTACATAATCCTCCAAATCACGACCCTGTCGCATGGCCTCGTTGTCGATATTTTCAATGGTATCGCTGATTTTATCGTGGTACACCTGAAATGCAGAACGGTAGGGATTCAGACCAAGGATAGCCCCGGCATCCGTGCCGGTAATACCGCATTTGCGGTAACGGAGCCAATCTTCTTTGGACAGGTTCAAAGTTGAAATCAATCTTTTCATGCACTTTGCATCCTTTCTTTCATAATAGATTCGGCAAGAATGAAGTCATATTCCACCAAGTCTTTCATGATCGCGGAAAAGTCACTGGCCAATGAATGGCAAGAGCCAACCCACAGGTCATAAAGAAAATCCAGAATATTATTTTGTACCCGGAGATGGTTCCAGTAGCGCTCCTCTAGTCTGCCCTCGGATTCCAAAACAATAATGGCGGTGCTGATGGTACTTTTCATCGTGATCTCATAAGCCATGGTAACGCTGATTTCAGAAGCACTCTTCTCAACGTTGTCAAAAAAATCCGTGAATTCCCTGAAAATGCGGTTATTTACATCATTCATGGCTTGCTCCTTTATGCTGCGGCCAGCACCATCTTGTAGGCTTTGTCGATCATCGGGTTGCCCTCTGCGGTGCGCAGGAACAGGTTTTCGTTGTAGTTTTTGGTTTTGCGGAGAGGGTCTGCGTGGGTAGCAAAATCGGAGACTGCGTTGATAAAGCGCCAACCGTTTTTGCCGACCCATTCCAGATCCGGTGCGTTGTAGTAGCGAGTCTTCAGTTCTTCCTGCAGGCGCAGATTATTCTTCCGCTGGCAATCGGACAGGTCCTCAGAAATCGGGAAAAACTCATTGATGAACTCCTGCACCTTGTGATCGGATAAATCGATGCGAGCCAGCTCGTCGCCACGGTTGCCGAGTTCAACCATATAGTTGCTGGCCAGCTGCAGGGTTTCACGGGCATCCTGCACGCGGAGCAGAACATTTTCGGTGTGGCGTGCAGTCCAGCTGCGCTTTGCGGTATTCAGCGCAAGGTTCAGCGTGTTCTGGCAGACCACACGGATCGGAGTCATGGCCACTTTCACACCAGAACTTCCGTCATGACTGTTGAAGATTACAAGATATGGTACTACTTGATCTCCAGCGATAAGATATTTCCTCGGAAGCCTTGCCAGCATCCAGACCTTCTTGCCGCCCTGCAAGGAACCAGCAGTTTCGTAAGTGACACCTTCACCCAGCAGGTCATCGGTGAACTGAAATGCTTCTTCGTTCTGCACAATGCGGTAGCGGTCAGATACCACGCCCAGAACAGCATCATCGGTGCTGCGGACATTGGCGCGATAGCCGGGAATCATAGTACCCGTGCCGGAATAGATATTGCGGCTCTCCACCTGCCAATCCAGACCGGCCAGTTCCAAGGCTTCACGGCTTGCAGGGGCATCCATGATGATCCGGCCAAGGCCGTGCCAAGGGGTCTCACGAACAGAGAACATCGTTTCAACATTTGCGGGCATAGTAAAATCTCCTTTTCAATGTATTTTGTTCAATCGTTGTTTTCCATTTCTTCAGCGATGCGGACGAGGACTTCCACCAGGACGGTGCCAACCTCTTTGACGATTTCGGACCAAAAGTTCATAATGCTTTCTCCTTTCTGCGCAGCTGCGCTTTAAAATACGATGGTAATAATGATAGTGATGGTACGGAATAACAAAATGCTCACCTCCAGACATAAAAATAGCCCCTGAGTCTTTCGACTCAGAGGCTTTGGATCATGATTATTATATCTGGGTGAAATTAGGAGTTTATGAAAAAAGTAGTCAATACTCTTTCGTTCCAAGAATCATTTGAATTTGAACAAGGTGTATTCAGGCGGTGATATCACTTCAGGTCCAATGAAAGCTTTTGTTGAACCTGAAATAGAGTCATTTGCAGATAGCCTCATTCTCTCGAGTATCTTAATCAAGTTCTGTTAGATTTGACTTGTTCGAGAACAAGTCAAAATGACAAAATCAAAGCTAGAATCTTTTAGTTGCAATGTCTAGGAGATTGAAGTATTATTATATGTATATAGAAAATTATCTTCAGTTAGCTGAGTTACGTGGCAAAAAGCAAGAAAATCTTTAGTCTATCATACAAGGAGCCTGTACAAAACCATTTTCAACAGACACTAGGCATTTGTATATATATGAACGATTACTATGGGCTAGTGCAGTAGATACCTAAAAGAAAGAATACAACAATGTGGTGTAAAAACTGTAATATAGAAACAAATGATGAAGTCTGTCCGATTTGCGGCAGTAAAACGGTGGAAGATATTCCTGTTGAAGTGTATTGGTGCCCGGAATGCAAGGTACCCATCATCAATACGACTACGCAAGCGGATAAAGGTTCTTGCCCGCTATGTGGACATAAAACTAAATATATGTCGGCTGATTTGCGCCCGGTCTTTCCAGAAGAGCGGCTCTTGCTGGAGTTGTTGCTTGAGAAGAAGCCTCACGAATATGTTCAAAAATCCGTATGGGCGGCGAACAGCAGCTACTATATTGATGGAAAGCGTGTAGCACTTCCGGCGAAACTCTTCGAAAAGGCTGATACAGACGACTTATCAAAGAAAATCGAGGAGTATAAAGGCAGCAATACCTACGAATACTTTAATATTTATGCCAAGCGATTCTGTGAAGCTAATAGAAACCGGCTCAACTACCTCGTGGATGAAGCCTCTGGGTTTGTGCGGAATGCAGCGTCAAAGTTTGATGAAGACCGACTTGTGGTATCCTTTTCGGGTGGTAAAGATTCAACAGTTACGGCCGATTTGACGATCAACGCATTGGGTACATCGAGTATTGTTCATATCTTCGGCAACACTACACTGGAATTTCCGACTACGGGCGAATATGCAGAACGCTATCGTCACAATCATCCTCATGCAATTTTCATGGTCGCAAAAAATGAAGAGCAGAACTTCATGGATGTTTGCGATGATATTGGACCACCGGCACGAATGATGCGTTGGTGCTGCTCGATGTTTAAGACGGGGCCTATTACCCGGACACTGAATAGTCTGTTCCGCAATGAGCAGATTCTGACGTTCTATGGAATCCGCAAGGCAGAGTCTGTCAGCCGCAGCAAGTACAATCGTATTGAGGATGATGCCGAATCCGTCAAAATCCAGAAGCAGACTGTGGCATCGCCAATCTTTTTCTGGAAGGATATTGACATTTGGCTGTATATTCTGAGCAAAGAAATCGACTTTAACTATGCCTATCGGCTGGGCTATGATCGTGTCGGCTGCTGGTGCTGCCCGAATAACAATCAGCGCGCACAGTTCCTATCTCGAATCTATATGCCGGAAAAATCAAAGGCATGGCGCGAATTCCTGATTGGCTTTGCAAGAAAAATCGGAAAGCCTGACGCTGAAGAGTATGTTGATTCTGGCAAATGGAAGGCTCGTCAAGGCGGCAATGGTCTGGCAACAGCTAACGATGTAAAAATCAAATTCACAAATTGCACAGCCGAGGACCACGCGAAAATCTATCGTCTTGTGCGACCGTATGATGACGAACTGATTGGGATGTTCGTTCCTTTTGGCCGTATCGCGCCGGAGTACGGACAGAAAATTCTGAACGAAACCGTAATCCTCGATGTCAGAACGAATGTTCCTATTCTTTCCATTCAGCCTTTTACCCATGATGGGTACGAACACGCGGTAAAGGTTCGGACGATGAATGTTGCAGACCACGATGATCTACAACGAATGGTCGGATACCAAATCCGAAAATTCAATGCCTGCCGCAAGTGCTTGAAGTGCGAATCACTTTGCCGTGCGGGGGCAATCTCAATTATTGGAGACTACTACTACATCAATCCTGCTAAATGCGTTCATTGTAAGATGTGCGTTACTCGTATAATAAAATAGTAGTATTTATAGACCGCTCTCCAGCGGAATGCTACAATAAGTTCAGGATGCTGTGGATTGGTATGTATCACCTACCGCAAAGACGGTTTTCGGGAGGCTCCAACCACAGCTTCTTTGTTGAAATGTTAATCAGTTAGATACCGCCAGACGGTTTATTTAGGACGAGGTTACAAGAGCAAAGAAGTCTGTGGTCCTGAACAGCATCGAAATAAATACACCGGAGGTATCAAAATGGTTTGTGTTGGAATTGATGTTGCCAAGGATAAGCATGACTGCTGCATTCTTGATTCAGACGGGACGGTTCGTGCCGACTGTTTTACTATTCCCAACAACATGGATGGATTCAAGCAACTACTTCAGACGATTCGAGACTGTACCAAAAAGTCAGACAAAATAAAAGTAGGACTTGAGGCTACCGGGCATTATAGCTACAACATTCTTGGATTTCTTCTTGACAATGACCTGGCCGTCTATGTCATGAATCCTTTGCATACCAACCTGTACCGAAAAAGTCTCAGCCTTCGCAAAACCAAAACCGATCGTGTGGATGCAAGAACGATTGCAACTATGCTATTGTCCGATGTAGACCTCAAGTCCTACACGGATACAGCATACCATAACGAAGAGTTAAAGTCACTAACAAGATACCGATTCGATAAGGTTCGTGAAAGAGCCAAGCTGAAGCAGTCAGTGTCCAGACTGGTCACGATTCTGTTTCCAGAACTGGAGAAGCTCGTTCCCTCTCTCCATATTGCTTCGGTTTATGCGCTCCTCAGTGAATATCCCGGTGCAAAACAGATTTCAGAAATTCATCTCACCAAGCTGACAAACCTTCTTGTGACAGCATCCAAGGGTCGTTATGGCAAAGATAAGGCTATCCAGATTCGAGATGCTGCCAGTACTTCCATTGGTTCCGTTATGCCTGCTAAATCTCTGGAGCTGAAGCATACTATTAAACTCATTCGGGAACTCACCTCCGAGATTGATGAAATTGAAGTTTCTATTCAGAAAATCATGGATGAACTGAATCCACCGATTCTTTCTATTCCCGGTGTCGGTATCCAGTCAGCAGCCATGATTCTTGCTGAAATCGGTGATTTTTCCAACTTTGAATCTCCTGACAAAGTCCTTGCTTACGCTGGCTGCTCTCCATCTACATACCAGTCCGGAAAACTTACAAACTGTTACGCTCACATGGAGAAGCGTGGTTCTCGTTATTTGCGATATGCCCTCTACAACGCAACCAAGTACGTCTGCCACTGGAATCCCGTCTTTGCTGAATATCTTGCCAAGAAACGTGCTGAAGGAAAGCACTACAATGTTGCCTTATCCCATGCCACGAAGAAACTTGTGCGGCTAATCTATGCCTTGCAGAAATCTGGCAAAGCATATCTTGTAGCTGCCTGATTCTCTCCAGAGCCTGAGCCAAATCCAAGAACAACTTAGCTGGCGCAGCGAACCCTTGACAAACCGAAGCATTCAAATGCTATTCTGTTTCTGCGAGGGTTGGCCGGGCTTGCTTTGCTATTCTCTCCGTCGCCCTCGCTGCATTGATTATGGCATTTGAATGCTGTTTGTCAGGGGCAGCGGTCGGCAGACGGATTTTTTCATTTTGGGGCTTGACTTTTAATAGTTAGTCTCCAAATTTTTGCAAACAAAAAAGACCCAATCGGGTCTTGCGTTACGGGTCAGCGTTCGTTGCGGCGCTGCTGTTTTTTCTGCCACGCATCCAGAAGCTGGATGATCTTCTCCTCCATCTGCTTTGGCGTGTAGCTGCGGGGGAAATACTTTCGCAGGGTCTCGTTTTTGATGGTCACGGTGTCTTTCTCGCTCTTTTTCTCCTGTCCCATCACATCAAAGGCTTTTTCGTAGCTGAACTCTCCCTGCTGTGCCATCTTTTTCAGTTGCTGCGCCTGCGATAAGGACGGCGCATTCTGGGTGTCCTCCATGGCTTCTAAAAAATCCCGCTGTTGGCTTTCGTCCAGATAGGACAGCTCCACAGCGGGATTGAAGGAGATCTTCTTCTCGTCTACCATGTCCAGCAACTCCGGGATAAGGTTGGTCAGACGGATGAAGCGCTGGACTTGTCTGCCGCTTTCTCCGCTTTCCTTTCCGACAACATCGGCGGTTTCAAAATTCCCGACAAGTTGTCGGGGATTTTCTTTTGACGGTTTACCGCTAGTTCTTCGCATGACATCCAGTTTCATCTTGTAAGCCAAGGCACGTTCACTGGGTAGAATGTGCTCACGCTGCAAATTGGAATCCACCATCAATATCACAGCAGCATCGTCCGACATCTGCCGAACAATGACCGGCAGCGTTTCCAGCCCGGCAAGTTTAGCCGCATACTGGCGGCGATGCCCGGAGATGATCTCATAGCCGTCACCGTCCGGTCGTGGGCGGGCAATCAGCGGAGCCAGCACACCGTACTGTGCGATGCTCTCCACCGTCCGGGTCATGGCTTCATCGTCCAGAACCTTAAAGGGGTGGTTAGTGAAGGGGTGCAGCGCATCAATGGGAATCTGCTGTACCTGCTCCCGTTGTTCCTCCTGTCGGTTTTCTTCGGTGGAGAACAGGTCATCTAGCCCTTTCAGAGCTAAGTTTCCGCTGTCGATCGGCATCCGCCAGCACCTCCTTTGCAAGAGATTGGTAGGCTTCTGCCACCTTGCCTTTGGGATCATAGGCAAAGATGCTTTTGCCTACCGCACTGGTTTCTGCCGCACGGACAGACCGTGGAATGGTCTGCTCAAACACCTTTAGGTGCTTTCCGTATGCCTGCCGGATCAGATTGCTGATCTGCTTTCCATAGTTGGTGCGGCTGTCCGTCATGGTGAGCAGGATGCCTTCGATTTTCAGCTTCGGGTTGATCTGCCGCCGGACCTTCTGCACGGTCTGCAAAAGCTGTTCTAAGCCTTTTGCGGAAAGATACTGCGCCTGCACCGGAATCAAGGCAGCGTCTGCCGCCGCCAGTGCGTTGATGGTCAGCATCCCCAGCGAGGGCATACAGTCCAGCAGAATAAAATCGTACTCCCGCTTGGCACTGTCCAGCACTTGTTTCAGCATCTTTTCCCGGTTCATGCTGTTTACCAGAGCCACCTCCAGCCCTGCCAGTTCGATATTGGCAGGGATCAGGTCAACGCCCTCCGCATGGTGCAGAACGCCCTCGCCGGGCTGGATGGGCTGGTCGTTCATGGCTTTCTGCATCAGGGTGGAAAGGGTGGTAGGCAGTTCATCGGGCTGCTGCCAGCCCATGCTAATCGTCAAAGACCCCTGTGGGTCAGTGTCCACCAGCAGGACTTTTTTGCCCTCCATTGCCAGCCCGATGCCTAGATTTTCACAGGTGGTGCTTTTTCCCACACCGCCTTTTTGATTGGTGACTGCAATAATCGTAGCTTTCTTTGCGATAACATCACCCCGCTTTCGGTGAACCGCGCGCAAAGTCGTGGTTCGTCTTGTTCTGATAGTAGAGGTTCATGGTGGTGGGCGCATTGTAGAGCATCGCCAGCAGATACTGCTTCATGTTCCGCACCGGGGCGGTGTTTTCTGCCAGACCACCCAACACGAAACGGATGTGGTCGGCATTCAGTTTTTTCAGCCGACTGCGTACCACCTCGGCAGGCTTGTCATCTCCGGCAATCCGCAACATCTTGCGTTTGGTGGAACAGGTGTCCACAAGCAGGTCTACGATCTGGTAGATGGTGTCCTCATCGTCCGGGAAGAGCCGGAGCAGAAGTTCTACCTCCAATGCCTGATAAAAATAATCCTCAAGCTGCTCCCGGATGCCCCCGGAATAGATAGGGTCAGGATCGTTCCACTCTGTCTTATTCTTATCAGTCTTATTTGCTTGCGGTTTTGGCTGCACTAGAATTGCGCTTTCGGCAGCGCCTGAATTGCTGTTTGGGCAATTCTGTACTTGCGCTTTTGGCAAGCCGGAGGAAAAGTCCTTGACGTAGATCAGGCTGGGTCTGCCCAGACCACGGCGTTTGCGCTCGATGAGGTCGATGTCCTCCAGTTCCCGGAACAGCTTGACCGCCTTGTGCTCGGCGCAGCAGAGGGATTCCTGTACTTCCCGGACTGTATAGATGATATACACCCGCCCTTGCTCGTCCAGCCAGCCGTTTTTCACCGACAGGCTCATGCGGTCCAGCAGGATGCCGTACAGCGTCCGGGCATCGGTGGAAAGCTGTCGGAAACGGTGGTCTTGGAACAGTGCTTTTGGGATGCGGAAGTAGGAGAACAGTTCGCCCGACTGCCCATAAAAGTAGTCCAACGTCATTTGGTGTGTCCTCGGATTTTCAACTGTGAGTGCTTGTTCATGTGGAAAAACACCTCCTCTTTGTGATATGGAAATTTTTTGAAGTTCAATTTTTGAGAAAAAATGGATATGAAAATGGATGAAAAAATGCGTTGTAGTTTGTTCCAAAAACTTCAAATCCAAAAATGTGTTATTTTCCGAAAATATTACAATGTGGACGAAGAATCGAATGTCTGAAAAAATAAATATCGTAAATGTGTGCTTTCTTGTGCTCTCTGTTTATAAAGTGCAGAACAGGCTGCCATCAAAAATCCCAGAAAGTAAGATTGTTGCATGAAGATGCACTAATCGCGCAAAACATGGGAAGATAAGCGTATGATAAACCTCCCCGGTGAAACTGAATGGTTTTGCCGGGGAGGTTTTGTTTATCGAAGAGCATATTGAGGAAAATGAAATGAAGTATAGCAATAATGAATTGAGAGAAAGATGGAAGGCAATAAAGAGGCAAGCATGGAATGATGATGAATTCAATGAGCAGGTTGAAAAGTTTGAAAAATACGCGGTTGAAGAAATTCAACGAGTGCAAGAAAATGCAAATATAAAATTGAGACTACTGGAAGAAAAATATAAACAAGATCGTGAAGAAATTATGAAGGGATTGTATGCAGATGAAAAAGAGATAAATGATAGTTTTATAGAGATTATTGATGAAATATATAATGAGATCCCTAAAGAAAGCAGAGTGAAAAATACAACATCAATGAGGCAGTTGCTTTTGAGAATATGGGCAGAGCAAGCAAATTGCTTTTATATCTCAAGTTGGAATGAGCGAGAAAATGGTTCGGAAATGCTTGATTGTGGCAGAGTTAAAGGAAAAAAGAAAAATGAAGTTGGGGGTAATGCAAAAGGAGGAATAAACAACTACACAACGTTTTATAAAAAGAAATTGGATAAGGCGTTCGACATCGTAATGGGAAAATTTTACGATGAGGATAAAGATTGTATGGTTGGAGCACATGAATTTCTGAGTAAAGACAACCGCATTAAGTTGACTGAAGAAAATGTGTCTTTTCTACAGGATATTTTCAGTTGTTACTATGGAAGCGAAAAAGAAGACGATGTAGTCACGTTGATAGAAAAAGGAAAGACATCAGAAATTGGATATGCGCAGAGAATGGCTTTGAGAATAGGCATGGAGGCATTATCGAATAATCCAAATATCAGAATTACTAATGAGATAGTTGAAATGAGATGGTTGGATTTGTTTGGATCAACCAAGGATGAGGCTAATTGGGCATATGATGAATTAAGAGAGAATTTGAAAATAATTTTTGAATTGCCATATAAGACAAAGGATGAATGCGTTGCATGTAGAAAAGCGAGTCAAGCAATAGAAAAGTGTGATCGGGAAATTCGAAGCATAATATCTGAATATTGTCTCGATCCGACGGTGGATTATAATAAAATAAATGAAGAGTTAGAGGAATTAAAGAAAAGGATTGTAGAGCGAAGAGCAGAGTTAAATAAATAAAAAAATTGGCGTAGGTGATTTGTAAGGAACCACCTACGCCAATTTTGTTGTTGAAAAGATGTTGAAAGCCTGAGAGTTTTCAGCATTTTGAATTTTGAATTGCAAAAAAACAACGTAAAACAGCAAAAAAATTAAAATGAAAAACTCGAGGAATCAAGTATCGTCGGGGATGGAATTATGATAGAATACAGCCAAGCCTAAGGAACATGTCCAAGGGCAAAATATTAAGCGGAGGTTTCTAACCATGAAAAAAGATGATGCTTATGATTCTGATTCCTGTGGTGAAGACTACGCAGGCCAACCACCAGATGATGACCAGTCGTTCATTGTGCCAAGGCGTGGTCTGGAACCTGACACGGGGCCAGATGATGACCCTATGACAGTGCAACGACGGGGCTCACCATCGGATACGGATTCATTTGTATCTGAGGAAGATATGGACGAGTACCCGGACGAGTACTCTGATGACGGGGATGAGCTGGATACGTTCATTCTGCCGTATCCAACCGGGTCAAAGCTCGGTAAGAAAAAACGTAAAAAGAAACATAAAAAGAAGTCCAAGAAGAAATCCGGTGCTTCATCTAAGGGCGTGGATATTTTGAAATTGGCTGCTTCTATGGAAGGAGATGATGAAGATGTGCAACTTACCGATGACGAACAGAAACCGCCGGCAAAGGGGAGGCTCAGACAACCAGGTCTTTGTCAGATGGAAGAAAATCTGCTTGAAAAAGCGGGCTTTATCTATAGAAAGACCGTGCTATATTACTATAACGGTCAATACTATGAACCGATTGATGCAGAGGGTGTAATAGCTCTTTACCGTCAATACATAAGTCCAGGGCTTGACGGGGTAAAGAACCTCCGAAACCACATGGACATTTATAAATGCCTGAAAGCAGATCCTCGTCTGAAGTATGAAGATTCGCTGAAAGACAAACCCTATTGTCCTTTGAAAAACGGGATCTTGTATCTCAATAAAATGAAGCTGAAGCATCATAGCCCAAAGCGCAGAACGTTTACAGTTCTGGATGTTTACTATGATGAAGATGCCGAGTGCCCGGTGTTCGACGAGCTCCTTGATACGATTACCGAGGGGCGCGAAGAACTGAAGGAGCGCTTTATGATGGCGCTTGGGTATCTTCTGATTGAACCATCAAACGGAAAATATTTCTTTGTTATGGGATATGCGCCAAACTCTGGCAAGAGTATCTTGGGCAATTTCATACAGAAATTATATCCGGAGAACTCGGTAAGCAACCTTTCACTTGGCGAACTGGGTGGAAAGTTTGAAACCGAGTCGCTGCTGTACTCCAGAATCAATATCTCCCTGGATCTTCCCCAGGAAGTACTGAATGCAAGTGCAGTGTCCAAACTGAAGCGGATCACCGGTGGAGACAGCATCGAAATCCAGCGCAAAAATCAGGGAGCCTTAAAGCTTGACCATAATATGAAATTCCTGTTTGCCACCAATTTCCCCCTGAGAATTGAATCAAATGACCCGGCATTTCTTGATCGAATTATCTTCCTTCCGTTCATGAACTCTGTTCCGAAGGAAGAAAGAGATCCGAATCTTGCTAAGAAACTTTGGAAGGAGCGCGATGCAATCGTGACGAAAGCACTTCAGTATGCCAGAAAACTGATGAAGCAAGGCTGGCAGTTTCCGCCGATTCCTGATGTGGACTGCATGAGAGGGATACAGCGGAAAAACTCGATGGACTATCTTAAAGAGTTCCTTGAAAACCACTGCGAAATGGGGGACTACAACTATTTTACTGCTACATCTGATTTGAGGAGAGCGTATGAGGCCTATTGCGATGAAAACGGCACATGTCCGTGCAGCGCTACAGCGTTCAACAAGTACATGGAGCAGGCTGGCGGTGTTCGTGACCGAAAGCGTCTCACCGCCTCGGAAAACCCAGTGTGGGGGTTCTATGGTATCCGCCTTCGTCCGTAACAGCTGACTTTTCGGTGATATGTTATATTACTGAATCCGAAGCACGATCACAATCACTACGGAGGTGTTACGATGATGGACGTTGACGAAAAGGCGATGGCTTACTGTCTGATTGAAGCTCTTTTTGCGGCAGGACTGCTGAACCTGCCTACCTATCAGAACTTCCTTCGGATGAAGCGTGAGCAGGAGGAAGAACCGCCTGCAAAGGCTTCGTAAACAACAGAGAAAGGCTCTGGTGGAGGATTCTGCCAGAGCCTTTCTTTTTATCCGAAAAAGCAAGAAAATGGAGGTAAAAACATGCGAGTAGCAGTATATGCTCGCGTCTCAACAGAGCATGAGGCGCAAATCAATGCGCTGGAAAATCAGTTGGAGTGGTATAAAATCGAATGTTCCCGGCATTCGGACTGGGAAATCGTGGAGGTCTACGTAGACCAAGGCATCACCGGAACACAAGCACAGAAGAGGCCAGAGTTTTTGCGTATGATGGAGGATGCAAGGAAAGATAAATTTGACCTTATCATTACCCGTGAGGTGAGCCGCTTTGCACGAAATACGGTGGATGCTTTGTCCTATACGCGCCAGATGAAGGCTATGGGCGTGGATGTGCTTTTTATCAATGACGGTATCAACACGGCTGCCGATGATGGCGAACTCCGACTGTCGCTCATGTCTTCCATGGCACAGGATGAAAGCCGCAAAATCTCAGAACGTGTGAAGGCGGGGCAGAAAATCAGTCGGGAAAGGCACATTCTGTATGGCAACGGAAACATCTTGGGATACCGCAGGGTGAATGGAACCTATGTGCCTGAACCGGAACAGGCTGAAACTGTAAGGTTGATTTTCCAGATGTATTCGAGTGGTGAAGTCGGCCTACAGAAAATAGTCGCAGAGTTATATCGTCTTGGACGGTTGGATGCGGGAGGTCATGTTTCGTGGGACGCTTCCAAGGTGAGTCGGGTCCTGCACAATGCAACATATAAGGGATGCATTTGCTATAATAAATCCCATAGTGACGGCTACTTGACGCAGAAGCGTATCAAAAATCTGGATGAAAGCAGATACATCTATGTGAAAGGGGATTTTGAGCCATTGGTTTCGGAAGAAATGTGGGAGAGATGCCAGCAGATTTTGGCATCGAGATCAGCACGAGTAATCGATGAAAACGGAAAAAAGCACAAGTACATGAGAAATACGCCTAAGTCGGTCTGGACGGCAAAATTGCGTTGCAGTTGCGGTGCAGGATTTATTCAGTTCAAGTGGCGTGTGAACCGGGATGGTGCTGTAATTCATGGATTTCAGTGCTACCGCCGTACACGCAGGCCGAGCATCAGCTACTTGCAGGAACATGGCCTTGATTTGAGCATCAGCTGCCAAATCAAGGCCATCAGTGAGTGGAAGCTGGATTTGATGGCGGCAAAGGTGTTTGAACATCTCACATTTGACAAAGGCAAGACCGTCAAAGAGGTATACCGGATTCTGAACCGCTGCATGGCAGAGGAAAAGACTGTGCGTATTTCCAGAAAGGCAATGCTGGAAAAGAGCATCGCTAAGCAGAGAGAACGGCTGGACAAGTATATTGACCTGTGTGCTGATGGCATCATCACCAAACAGGAACTTATGGAACGTCGTAAAGGCTTAGACAACCAGATCGCAGATCTGCAATCTCAGTATGAGAGCGTAGAACAGGAGGATGAACGCAGTGGAGCGCTGGACATGAATCTGATCTCGCAGAAGCTGGATGAATGGCAGCGGGCATCAAAGAACGATGTTGATCGGGAGCTTATCAACAGCTGTGTGGCGCAGATCACGCCTTTGACAAATGAAGAGTTTCGCTGGGCACTCGACTTTCAGATGTCAGAGGTACGGGCGAGAAACGCCGCAGCATATACGATGGATGGCTTTGTAGAGATGACACGCTTTTCGATTTCCTTTGAGGAGGCAAAGGCTTTTAAGGCATCCCGAAATCAGGGAATCCGCAAAAATGAATGGCAGGATCTCACGGTGGTTGTGGGAATCTGGTCGAAAACGCAGAAGTAGGAGGCTGTGTCGGCTGTGCCGGTTGTGTCAGAGATTTTCAAAACAAGTTTTATTATATCCTTATATCTCCACCCATAAAACACCTGAAAGACACGAAAACATAAGACCGATTCGCAAAAACACTGACACAGTGGACACACTTGGTACAAGTTAGGCGTATCTGAAGCAGATATAATGATATATTATACCCTTGGATAGAAAGACCAGTAAGCAACCACATCAGCTTACTGGTCTTTGATTTTTACAGAAAAACGGAGGAAAAATCAATGGCAGAAATCTTTGAAAAAGTATTGGTGGAGGTGATGAAAGCAGTCGGAAAAGGTGTTGCGAAAATCATTGTCTGGACGGCTCATCAAATCGAAAAGAAATAAGACAATCAAAAATTTTGGAGGTAAAGATTATGTCCGCAAATATTGAAACCATGTTCTCTGTCCGTGAGACCCCCTGGCATGGTCTTGGCCGTATCGTTATGGATGCCCCTGCAAGCCGTGAAGCCTTGGAACTGGCTGGTCTGGATTGGCAGGTAGAGAGCCGTAATATCTATTCCGGTACGGGTGACATGATTCCCGGCTATCGCGCCAATGTCCGTAGTACAGATGATGCCGTACTCGGTGTGGTATCTGACCGCTACCGCATTGTGCAGAACGAAGAAGCATTTCAGTTCACCGATGACCTGCTGGGTGAGGGAGTTACTTATGAAACTGCCGGTTCTTTGCAGGGCGGCAAGAAGGTCTGGATGCTGGCAAAACTGCCCGAAAAGTACATCATCGCCGGAGACGAAGTGACCCCATATCTTGTCTTCTTCAACAGTCACGATGGCAGTTCTGGTGTCAAGGTCGCTATGACCCCGGTTCGTGTGGTCTGCCAGAACACCCTGAATCTGGCTTTGGGTACTGCAAAGCGCATCTGGACTGCTCGCCATACCGAAAATGTTCTGCTCCGGGTGCAGGACGCTCGTGAAACCTTGCAGCTTGCCAACAGCTATATGGGGGAACTGGGCAAGAGCATCCATGAGCTGACCACCATCAAGCTGTCTGACCGCAAGGTGCAGGAGTTTATCAACGAGTTCTTCCCCATCACGGAAGACTTAACCGATGGCCAGCGAAAGAACAACCTGCGCTTGCAGGAAGATTTGAAGGCTCGCTATTATAATGCACCCGATCTGGAGTGGGTCGGAAAGAACGGCTGGCGGTTCGTGAACGCTGTTTCCGACTTTGCCACCCATGCAGACCCCATCCGTAAAACTCGCAACTACAACGAAAACCTGTTCCTGCGCACCGCAGAGGGCAATCCCATGATCGACAAGGCTTACAAGATGGTGCTGGCAGCAGCATAAAGGAGGACGTATGAACGATGTGAGCAACCGGGCTGTCCGGGAATTTTCTGAGTTCCTGAACATCATCGAAGCCGATTTTCCAAAGCCTACCTGCACCACGGCATACGAGATCACAATGAAAAGCATCATTGTCAGTGCCTTGATTACACTGGACACCGAAAAGCAGATGGACGAGCGTTTCTGGAACCATCTCCGGGTGCAGCGGAACATTCTGGATTTCCTGTATGCCCTGTGGCTGGACGATGACCGCACTTTGGTGGATGAGTTTTCCACGATTATCAAGGACTTGGTGGAATATGATTTCTCTATTGCGGAAGAACAGATGAAAGAGAGGTTGAACATTGCATGAAACGACTTGTATCTACACGGAACCTGTCCAAAGAAGATTGGCTCCGCTACCGCAAATGCGGCATTACCGGCACGGATGCCGGGGCTATCCTTGGTCTGAATCCCTACCGTTCTGCATTTCAGGTGTACCACGATAAAATCAGCGATACCACTGAAAATATCGACAACGAGGCCATGCGGCAGGGTCGTGACTTGGAGGATTATGTGGCGCAGCGGTTTACCGAAGCAACCGGCCTGAAGGTGCGCCGTGCAAACGCTATCTATCAGAGCGAGGAACATCCTCTGCTTCTGGCAGATTTTGACCGCCTAATCGTTGGGCAAAAAGCTGGATTAGAGTGCAAAACGGTTTCGCCCTTCTCTGCGGACAAGTGGGCGGATGGTAAAATTCCAGCTCATTATCTGGCGCAGGTTGACCACTACTTAGCCGTCAGCGGTTTCGACTGCTGGTATGTGGCGGCTCTGATTTTCGGCAGAGAGCTGGTGATCCACAAGATCGTGACAGATAAGCAGGTGCTTTCTGATCTTATTGATAAGGAAGAACTGTTCTGGGCACGTCATGTCGTGCCGCAGATTCCCCCTGCACCCAACGGTTGCGATTGTGACACCCAGCAGATCAACCAGCTTTATGAGGTAGACAACCGGGATAAGACCGCTGATCTGAGTGCCTTGCATGGACTTCTGGATAAGCGGCAGGAGCTTTCTGACCAAATCGAGCAGATGGAACAGGAGAAAACGGCCATCGAGCAACAGGTCAAGCTGCAAATGCAGGATGCTGCCTATGGCACAGCACCGGGTTATAAGGTATCGTGGGTATCCTCCGAAAGCAAACGGGTGGATTCTCAGCGACTGCGGAAAGAGCAGCCGGACATCTTCAACCAGTACAGCAAGAATGTGAGCAGTCGCAGGTTCACCATCGTTCATGCGGCATAATTGTATGGCGGCAGGGAGCAGCTTCTCTGCCGCCTTTTTTCTTGGAGGTTTGATTATGGCTACGGAAAATCCATTCGTAAAATTATTTGCTATCGACTTCAAAGATCATCTGGAAGTCAAGAAGTCCGGCAATACGGAGCTGAAATATGTAAGCTGGGCGTATGCATGGGCAGAGGTGAAGAAGCTGTATCCTTCCGCCAGTTATGAAGTTAAAAAGTTCAACGGCCTGCCCTATGTCTATGACCCCATAACCGGCTTCATGGTGTATACCTCGGTCACGATTGAGGGCGTTTCGCACGAAATGTGGCTGCCTGTACTGGATGGCGCAAATAAAGCGATGAAAGCCACCCCTTACACCTACACCACTCCGAAATGGGAATACAATCCGCAGACTCGCCGCCGTGAAAAAGTCGGCATGGAAGAACGCACCGTAGAAGCAGCCTCCATGTTCGATGTGAATAAGGCTATCATGCGGTGCTTGGTGAAGAACCTTGCCATGTTTGGCTTAGGTCTGTATGTCTATGCCGGAGAGGATTTGCCGGAGGATGCTGCACCGCAGCCGGAGACGGAACTGCAAAGGCAGCCGAAACCGAAATCCACCAGCCAAAAGCAGGAACAGCCGCCGATGCCCTGCATCTGCGCCCGGTGCAACCAGCCTATCAAGAGGGTCAAGCTGAAGGATGGCTCCATCATGCAGGCGGCAGAGTTTGCCGCCACCCATGAGGGAATGTGCGCGGACTGCTATAAGGCAACCAGATTGAACGTAGCATAAGGCGAATGCTTGTAAATTTCACATCTGTATGCTACTATAATAACAAGAGAAAAGAAGGTGATGGCATGGCGCAAAAGGATACATCTGAAAAAATTCTGGAATCCTATAACGATGTCTTTTCGGACATTGTGAACGTGCTTCTGTTCAACGGCAAACAAGTTCTGTCTGCGGATGAACTGGAAGATCAGGCTCCACGCTCCTACTACAAGGCGGATGGCAGGATTCGTGAGATCGAGCGAGATGTTGCCAAACGCTGGAAGAACGGAAATATTCGTGTAGCCTGTATCGGTTTTGAAAACCAGACCGCTTCTGATCCTAACATGCCGCTCCGTGTCATGGGCTACGATGGCGCAGAGTACCGGGCCCAGTTGCTTAATGACAGCGAAAATCTCTATCCCGTTGTGACGCTGGTACTCTACTTCGGCCATGATAAACCGTGGAACGGCCCACTGTCCCTGAAGGAACGGCTGAACATTCCCAAGGAGTTTGAGCCGTATGTCAACGACTATAAGATCAACCTGTTCCAGATTGCCTATCTGACCCATGAGCAGGTAGAACTTTTCCAGAGCGATTTTAAGGTCGTGGCAGACTATTTCGTACAGAAACGGGAAAACGGCGACTACATCCCGAGTTCGCAGGATCTGACCCATGTGCAGGAAACGCTTCAACTGCTGAGTATTATGACGAATGATAATCGGTTTGAGGAAGCGTACAATACAAATACCGATGGCCAGAAAGGAGGCCCACGCAATATGTGTGATGTGCTTGATAAAGTGGAAAATCGTGGAAAGGCTGAAGGTGCAAATAGTGTAGCTCTGCTCATGAAGAAGCTCTTCGATCAAAACCGCATTGAGGATGCAAAACGGGCTTCTGAAGATAAGGAGTACCGCACTCGGCTGATGAAAGAGTTGGGCATCAGCTAAAAAATTCATATGTACAACTGGGGGAGCGTCTTCGGATGCTCTCCCTTTACTTTTGCAGGGCAGTCCGTGTGGATTGTCCTGCTTCTTTATATAAGGAGAAGACAGATTATGACCTTTAATGCAATGACCGAACACTACGAAGAAATCACGGTTTGCGGAAAGCCTGCGCTGTTCACCAGCATCCGCATCAAGAGAGATACTGTCCCGGATGGTCTGTACACCTACGATGTCCGGCATGATGATGAGTGCCGGGGCATCCCTTGTGAGATCGCACCCTTTGTGATGGTCAATCACTGGGGCACCATCATCCTTGCGGAACCGCTGGACCTGCCGGACGATGGGCGGCGATATATTGACGAGGAAACGGACTGGAACTATGACCCATTTGGAGGAGCAGAGAAAAATCAAAAGCCCTGTGTCACAGTGGAAGAATTTATAGAGACCCATTTGAAGCAGGAATAGCAGAAAACTTGTGCCGAAAAGGTATTAAAAATGCCGTTCGTCATTTTAGCGTTATCAATCTGCTAAGATAAATTGCCCAATCTCGCCGTAATTGATACTTTTCTGCACCTACGGCATTTTTGATACAGAAAGAAAAGAGTTATGAGTATTTATGGCTATTGCAGAATTTCCACTGCAAAACAGAGCATTGACCGTCAGATCCGCAACATCAAGGCCGAATATCCGACCGCCCATATCGTGCAGGAAGCCTACACCGGCACATCCGTCTTTCGCCCGGAGTGGTTGAAGCTCTACCGAGTTCTGAAAGCAGGAGATATGGTGGTGTTCGACTCGGTGTCCCGGATGTCCAGAAACGCAGAGGAAGGTTTTGCTCTGTACGAAGACCTTTACCACAAGGGCATCCGGTTGGTGTTCTTGAAAGAGCACCACATCGACACCGAGACCTACAAAAAAGCCCTGTCCGGCAGCATCGCCATGACAGGGACAAATGTGGACTTCATCTTGAAGGGCATCAACGAATATCTGATGGCGTTGGCCAAGGAGCAGATCAAACTGGCCTTTGAGCAGTCCGAAAAAGAAGTGTCTGATTTGCACCAGCGCACCCGTGAGGGCCTTTTGACTGCCCGGTTGAACGGCAAGCAGGTTGGTCGCAAGAAAGGCACTGGCTTTGAAACCCAAAAGTCCAAAGCGGCCAAGGAGAAGATCCGTGTCCATTGTAAGGCGTTCGGCGGAACATTGGATGACATGGAGTGCATGAAATTGACTGGACTTGCCCGGAATACCTATTATAAGTATAAGAGGCAGATTCGGGCTGATTTGACTGACGAGGGAAAACTTAAAAAGGAAGAGTTGTTATGCAAAACGAAAAATGTGTAAAAGATGAACCCCATAGCGAATTTACAAAGGAGGAACAACAGGAATTTTTGAAGTTGTTGAATCGCATAACCCCGGAACAGCGTGAAGCACTGAAAAAAGTTCTGAAGTCCTTTATCTAATGAAGAAGGATGCCAGGTGACGCAATGGTCGCCGGCATCCTTCTTTTTTGTAAGGGTTTGCTTTATTCAGGCAGAAATGCCTGAATTAAATCCAAAATAGCGATTCTTTGCGAGGGCGAAAGTCTATCCCAGATGGTCAAAAGGGATTTTTGCTCCTCTGTCAAATGGTAAACGGCAGTGTCTTCTTCAAAAAATTGCGAGAGCGTGATACCAAGGCCGTGACATATTTTTTCAATTGAGGTCACATTAGGCTGAAGGTTTCGTCTGCGCCACGTTGATAAGGTGGATTGCGTTAGACCGGAGTTCTCGGCAAGGGTGTATTCAGACCATCCACGAGCCAACCGCTCCCGGTCGATCCTTCCCAGAATGTCAAAGTTTGGTTTCTCGCGTTCCATGTCATAGACCTCCTTGGATAAATCGTAGTGTTACTTACGATTTTAAGGGTGGATAGCTTGACATGTAATTCTATAAATCGTATAATTTTAACAAGATAAATCCAACTGAAGAGGAAATCATTGGTTGCTTTGGAGAGGAGATGAACTTAAATTAAGAGCCTTTGTGGAGTTCGATAAGCATGTGAGATGAAAAAGAGGAGAATTATGCTAAATAAACTTAAGAAGATTTTACAATGGTTCGTTTCTGTGTGCTTTATACTGAGTGGTCTGATTTATGTTGGTGAGTATACTGTACCAGCGATTGTTCTTATGGTACTGGCGGGCGTGATCGTACTTCCGCCGGTTACGAAGAAAATCCCGGCATTCAAATTTAGAAAAGCGATTCTTATCATAACAAGTATGGTGCTTTTGAGTGCTGGCATGATTACGGGAGAGAATAACCTTTCTCCAGAAGTACAGGCAAAGAGAGCTGCTGCGGCGGAAGCGGCGGCGTCATCAAAAGCTGTAATGGAAGCCCAGAAAGCCGCAGAAAGTGCGTCTCATGCAGCTAAAGAGACTGAAGAAGCAGCTTCTAAGAAAGCACAGGAAGAAGCTGATGCGGCGAGCAAAGCGGCAGAAATGGCAGCTTCAAAAGCAGCAGTTGCTGCTGAGGCGGAGAGTACTGCTAATAAAAAACGTGAAGAAGCAAATGAAAAAATAAAAGAGTATAAAGAACTTATTGAAAGTACACTTAAGAGTTCTTCCAACTATGCTAATACAGATAGCAGTAATAAGAAGGCATTTAAGAAAATCGCAGCGGATAAGGACTCCATTGCAACTTTTACCATGGCGTGGAGGCAGTATCTGAAAACCCATATGAATAACGCTCGTGTAAATGGTAACCTTGATAAATCTCAGATGTATTTCTTTGAAAACATGATTAAGCTATATCAGAACTTTCTGCCTGATGAAATGAGCAATATCTCCAAAGAAAATGATCTTTATACTCAGTATAAGAAGGATGAAAAAGCGTATCGTACACAGTTCAACAATTTCTTCCGTGGATTCGTTGATCCTACCTATGAGATTCCGGAAGTATCTTGTGGCTGGATTACGATTCATAATAAGATGGGAACTGTTTATAGTTCTACTATAAATGAGTACGCAGCTAAGATTCAAAACTATGCGAACGGTACTAGTAATCATGAGAGCTGGTATGGTTCTATCTATGTTGATTCGAATGGTGGATACCGTGAATATGTAGTTGTAGAAACGGATGGTACATTGTCTTTCCCGGAGCAGGGGGATTATGATCTTATTTATTTGAATACTGGTAAAACAGCAGGTGTTCAGGATAGTAAAGGCTTTGAAAAGGATGTACCGCTATATTATCTGCTTGGTGATTACGATTCCGATTATGATAAGTACACTGATCTTGAGGGTGCCGCAGAAGCTATGAAGGAGTATCCCCATGAAGTTTATCTTATGACCATTGACACCGGCTATGCGGCATAATACTGGCAATGTCAAGAAAGACAGTTAAGAAGTTTTTAGAAATGAGAGAATTGAGTAGAGCTGCAATAAAGGAGGCGGCTGTATGTTTTGGTTGATTGTCCTAATTATTCTGATTCTAATTATTCACAGTATGATGAAGGCTACTACTGGTGTGGCAAAAGCGGTTGGTAAGGGGGTGGCTCATGATATGAGCCAAATCAATGCGGAACTTACTAACAAAACAACGATTACCAACTATTTGGATTATCTGGTTAATTGTAAAGGATGGAAAAAATCGGGCACATTGCTTGTTATCTATGAAGCACCTAATGGAAAAACAGGCTCGTATATTCAGTGGGAACAGCGCATAATGGCAAATCACAAAGCAACCGATGTGCTGAGCAATGCGGAGGTGGCAGCATTCTTTCAGATGTATGATGCGCCCATTAAGAAAGTCGGTACGTCTAAAACCATCAATACTAAAATTATCCCAAAGACAGAGAATGATTATACCAAGTACACGAATTGGGTGTATGAGCACGATAAAGATGATGGGTCGGACCCGTTCGGAGATGATGTAGACGAGCATATAATGTGAATTTGTGCTATTGATGAAATTTTTTGAGAGCTATAGGTCGAAAAGGAAAATCTACTATGAAAAAAATTGTAGCTACCTTTATGAGCATAGTAATGATGCTTGCTATTCTTGTTCCATCTGCGCTTGCTCAGACGGAATCCCAGTTTTATGATCAATGGTATGAAGATACCTCTTGGAAGCTGGCGAAGTGCTACTATAACTGGAATTCTACTGGTTGCCTTGGCTGTGCTGGAATCAACGAAGAGTTCATCACCGCATATGAATACTACAAATCTGTGTATCCTAACTCCAAGTATCTTGCACAGTACACCAATCTGTACAACTCTACTGTCGCAAATAAAGCCATGTATGATGCCATGGATGAATCTCAGAGACATATTGTTGCTAACGGTTACCAGGCTCCATGTAGCGGTTATTTTGGCCAGATGACAAGATGTAACGGTGACACGGCTTTTTATAACTTCTACTGTGATGATGGTAGTATTGTCGAAAATGTCCAAGTTTCCATCTCGAACTTCGGAAAAGTGGATAATGTCCGTTATGACAATATCGGTTTTATCTTCTGGTCTATTGAGGCACTTAACCGAGATGGCCAATGGGAAATTGTTGGCTATGCCACAACTGCTGTTGTCGGTGGTGATGTTGTGAAATATATCGAAACAGTAGGATTTGCTACGGTACGGTATAATGACGAAAATCCTTGGGCTATCCTTGAAACCTTTGATGCTGTTTAA